CCGCGGCGCCGGCCGAGCCCAGCCGCATGCGCCGACGCCGCCCTCTACGTAGCTGTTAACCACGTGCTGATCATAGGGCCGAAGTCCTCGCACGGCGTATTGAGGGGGCTCGAACACCTTGCACTCGCCGCCGGCGATCGAGCCGCGCAGCGTTTCGCAGCCGGCCAGCATCACGCCGAGCCCTGCTATAATCGCCAGACGCGGAATCATTTGCACCTCCCGGTCGACATATCCCATTCCATCTTGCGCGCCTCGCAATCCAGAAGAGCACTACGCGCCTTGGTAGCGCGTTCGATCATCCGCGCGTCCGCCTTTGCGATCTTGGCGATCGTATCGTTGACGCCGCTTTGGTAGATTTGGTGATGCCAGGCTGCGTAGACGGCCGCGAGCGAAGCCGCAGCGCCGAGAGCGATAAGGACCTTCGTCAATAGGCCGGCCGCGCCAAGGGCCTTTAATGCCGCTTCGAAATACATCATTGCCGCGCTCCTGTCTGAACTGATTCCGTGATCTTCTTGACCGCGCCATGCGCCTTCAGCGCGAGTATTCCGAGCCCGATCGCAGCTGCGAAAATCCAGAACTGCGTAGGGATTGCCGTGACGAATCCCCACGCGGTCTGCAGATAGCTTGGATCAGTCGGGATATCGTCCTTGTGGTCGGTGAAGAAACCCAACATCCAATCGAACGCGTTCGAGATCGCATCGCTGAAGGTTTTGTAGAGCGCCGCGAAAAACGTGGAGATCGCCCCCCATATCGCGAGTAGCCGGTTTTGTTTCGCCGGAACGACTTCCGGCGCAACGGCGGCGACCGTCGCAGCATCGGCCTTGGCGCGCGCTTCGGTCACCGGCCGGAACCGGTTGCCATCTTCCCAATGCTGGAGTTCGGCTGCGAGTTCGTCCTTGATGCCGTGGAATTCATCGAGCGACGCCGGCATCGCAAAGGTCATTCCGGCATCGTTCCGGAACGCGCTGATTGCGCCGGCCGTGCCGGAGCCCCACGTCCCGTCGATAATGCCGGGGCTGTAGTTTCTGCCCTTGAGCCGCTTCTGCGCCGAGTAGAGATCGGGATCGCCCTCGACGTTGGGATCGACGGCGACAACAGGTGGAGCGGCGGCAACAGGCTTTGCCGCCTTCGGCACCGCGGCGCCGGCGAACACCATGTCCTGCGCATGTTTCCACTCGGCATCGCTCATCGGATACGGCTTGCCGGCCTCGTGCCACGCCTGCGCCTTCAAAAATGCTATTCCCGACGGACTATCGAGAAACTCATCCGTGATGCGCGTCTCAGCGGTCATTCCCGGGACGCGCGACGTCACGAAATGGATGTATTGATCGACCGAGTTGCCGCCCGACCAGACCTTGATCGCTTCCGCGAACGGCTTGTTGCGATAGCGCGCGACACGCCAAAGATCGATCTGCGCCGCGGCCCCGTGTACCTTGGTCGGAAAACCCGCGATGTGGTTATTCTGGTGCTTGCCGTCGTTCAGAACGACGTTGCTCTGCTCGCCCCATCTGCGGGAGATCGCGTTGCCGCCCCACATCGCGCCGGGGTTATTGTATCGAATGGATGCAGGTTCGGTCATCACGTATCCTCGCCAAAGACGATTGAAAAAGTTGAGTTATCTCATTGTTCGCGGGATGGTTGCAGGGCGGGTTTCTCGGTATGCGCGAAAGCTTCGAAAAACTGCGCGCCGCCATTTTTTGACGACCCGTTACGGGAACGCGTAATATTGAATCGTGACAGTTCCGGTTGCCGGCGATCCTTGCGGGGTCTGTACCCGGAAATAAATCGTGTTCGGTGTTGCCAGCGACGCGGCAACTTGAGTAGCGACGAATGCCAAGCCGAATGCACTAGCATTGCCGGAAGTATTGTCGGCCGCGCTGGAAACGGTGTTCGCCGTTCCTGATGCCACAAGCGCATTGCCGCCGCCGCCTGTCGCAGTGAACACACCAAAGGTCGAAGTGGTCAACGGAGCGGAAGCGTTGGTGATGTACACGACGCGCATCTGAAATCGCGTCATACCGGGCGGCAGCGTGATCGGGATCGCGTTGTCGGTATTGCCAGAGTTGAAATTCACTCCGGATATGCTGACGGACAACAGCCCCAAACGCGTATCGATCGGGTGGACATGGTCAGCGCGAGCGTAACGGGTGGAGGCGCCGACTGCGGCGGTCCCGTTGCCAAGAGGCGTCACCGCCGCAGCCTGCCCTAGCACCATCGCCGTTGTCGCAAGCTGCGTCGTGTTGGTATCGACCGCAGCAGTCGGAGCGACCGGCGTGCCAGTGAGGGTCGGGCTTGCGAAAAGCGTGGCCTTTAGGTTCGCCCAAGTCAGTTTTTTGAAACCGAACGACGCCGCCGAATCCGATATCCCCAATTCGTCGGCGTCAACCGGCGTTGCCTTGCTGGTCGCCGCATGAACCGAAGCTGCGATGCCGGCGACAAAATCGCTGATATCAGCGACGACGATCGCGAGCGCGGTTTTTAACGATGCCGCCGAGACGACGCCGAACAATCCGGCAACCGAAATTACTTCGCTCGTGGTGCCGTCGATCGAATCCCATGTCGTGCCGTCGAAAATGATCGTGTCGCCGACGCGCCAGTTTGCAGTACCGTCAATCGACGTGGTGCCAGCGGTCCCAACCTTGTAATAGAAGCCTTTCGTTCCGACCCCGGACGCGAGCGCAGGCGAATTCGTCGTGGCATTCCACGTGCCCTGGTAGACGACGGCGCCAACCAGCGAAGCAGGAATCTGCGACGATGCAAGTTTGCCGCCGCCGTCGAGAGTAGCAAAACCGTTAGCAGCGCCAGCGGCCACCGTTAGGGCCGTTCCTACGCCGGCACCCATCCCGCTCACATCGGCGTTGATACGAACGTTAAGCGTGTTGCTCGCGCCACTAATCGTCTTGAATGTCAGCGTTTCCGCGACATCCTTCAGCAGCGTCCCGTTTAGATAATACGCGACTTGCACGTTTTGCGTACCGAGGCCCTTGTCTAATCCGGTTGGCGTACCGACCTGGAATCCGCCTAAGCAACCGCCGCCGAGCTGCCCGACCTGCCACGCCGTTACCAGCCCAGTCGCGCCAGACGGGACAATCCTGCCCCGCATGTAGCCGGCGTGATCCGTACCTGTCTGCGAATTTGCAGCCGCGAACTCTATTGACGCGTTGGTGTTATAATTGCCGCTGCTGTCATACGACTGGCCAAGCAAGAACAGATTGAATGCGGGCGCATTGACAGCCGATTCGGCTCCCGCCGCGCCAAAGGCAACTCGGCCCGTAACGTTGGTTGCGCCTGTACCGTAGGCATCGAATTGAGTTCCGGTGAATCCGTTTGCTGCTCCAACACCATGAAATGCCGGCGTTTGGTACGGTGTCTTTGAGGCTGCTGTGTTCGCGTTCGCTGTGAACGGCGCATCTGGTGCCAACGTCGCGCCCTGAGAAAGACCTGACCCGCCAATAAAATATTGGTCATACGTGGCTGGACTATCAGAGAACAACATCGCAAGGCTACCTGGTAGCCACGACAGGTTCCCAAGGGTGCCACTAATGAATCCGCAGCCGTTGTGGAGATAAGCCTTATGGCCGACTACCGCGCCGGAATTTGCCCAAGTGATGCTGGACAAGTCAGCTAAGGAACCAGCGCCATTACCGCCAATGAAGTAGTTCGTTGCAGTTGGCGTCCCAACCGCCGTTGCCGTGATTGGTACAGCGGGCGTGCGAGGGAGGATTTTGCCACCATGCCGGAAATGTATGTGCGAACTAAACGTTCCTCCGTAAGCATAATCGCCGTCGAGATAAATAATGCCGCCATCGGTAGCAAGCATTTGATCGCCGCCGCCAAGTGCATCGCCAAATCGCATATTCGCAATTGAGACTTCGGCGCCCTGCATAGCAAACAGTTGCGCCTTGCCTGAGGTGGTTTGGATGCCAATACCTCTCAAGGCGACCTTGGCATTCGTTACGGAGATTCCGACCTTGCCTGTTGGCGTTATCAGATGATCGCCAGGCACGTCTTCGTCACCCAGAATTACCAACGCGCCGCCGCCGACGAGGTCTCCGTCTATTACCAGCGCATCGAAGAACCCAGTCCCCATCTTGATGGTGACAGTACTGCCGGCCGGCACGAAATAGCCGGCGCGGATGTTGTGGTAAGCACCCTGCAGTGTCTCGAACGCGCCTGAGGGAGAATCCGTAAACCCGTCATTTTCATCGTCGCCGTCGCTGGGACGAACATAAAACGTAATATCTTCGGTCAGTGTGGTGCCACCGGGCAGCAGTGAATCCGATTCCGCGCTAAGCCCAATCGCGACGTAGCGCCAAATCTGCTCCATGGTCGGCGCGAGGCTCGGTCCGGCATAGGCGCGAACCTGATAAGCCCCACCCGTGACATGGAACGCCGCGAATCCTTGAGGGTCCGCATTGAACGGGTTGGAGATCGCAACGAGACCGTCTCGATCGGACTTCAGCGTGGCCAGCGGTTGGCCGGGGATTTCCAGGCGCACCTCGACATGCGCGCCGGGAACGACGTTCCCGGCGCTATCGGTGACGGTAAATTGATGGCGCGCCATGGTCATGGAGTGAGCCTTGTCTTTTTGCGCTGTTGGTTAGATTTTCGCGCGGGGCAAAGCCCCCTGCGTCAGTTGATTTGAACGCCGCGGATATCGCCGGGACCGGTCACGGCGATGAAGCTGATGCCGTCGATCGCAGCACCGGCCTGCCCGCCTGCGAACGTGAATGCACCGCCGCCATCGCCCGCGATACCAGGCCCGCCGCCATCGGCACCGGGAGCGCCGATGCCTCCCGGAGCGCCGCCAGTACCGCCTGATGTTGCCGTGCCAGGTGAGCCCGCGGAGCCCGCGGAGCTGCCGCCGCCAAGCCCGGGATCCTGTCCGGCGCCGCCGCCGCCGCCGCCGCCCGTCGGACTGCCGCCGCCGCCGCCGCCGCCCCCCCAAACCGCCCCGGCCGCGACGTCCATGTTGATCGCAAAGCGCGCGTACAGCGCGATCCCGCCATCATCGCCGCCGCTCGCCAGTCCACCTGCGCCGCCGCGACCGCCCTTGCCCTGGATGCGACCCAGCACCACGAGGTGGATAACGACGCCGGCGGGCCAACTCCCCACGGCGAAGGCCGGGACCGCGGCATCGACCGAACCTATGATGACACTGGCATTGACGGTGCAGGTCACGACGTCGCCGGAAACCGGCGCGGGATAGATTGAATCGTGCGAAACGCGCAGGTCGATGTTGTAATTGTTGGCGTCGAAAATAATGATCCGGTTGGCGAGGTCGACATCGGGCGCCGTGAATAGCATTTCTTCCGCTTCGACGATGAAGCGGTCCGGCGCCAGACTGAGCCGCGTGACCTGGATCGGAATGTCGGATAGCGCGCCGGTTGCATCCTGCACGCAAAAGGATTCCACGCGGTAGCCCTGCCCAAGCACAGCGTCGGTATCGGCATATCGCATTACCGAAAAGCCGACGCGCCGGGGCGGATCGCGAAACCTTCCCAACTGGATCGCGCCGAGCCGGTCGGCGACCGCGCGGCCGGCCTGCGGTATCCACCTGGAATAAATCGTCTTGATCGCAGCCGAGCCGTAGTCGGATTCCGCATCAGCATCGATGACCAGCGAGGTGGAGCGGAAGTTGTCGAGATTGGAAAGTGGTTTGGTCGGATCGATGGTGCCGAAATAGGTCTGCACCCGTGACAACCGCGTGTCCGGCTGCTCCTTCAGTGTCATTGTGCCCAGCAGCGTATTGTCAGGCGTGAACGTATCGGCGTCGGTCAGGATGCCGCGCAGCACGCGAAGCCGGATTTTCTGCGCGAGATTGTCATCCCACAGTGCAAGTGCTGCCTGTTCGATCAACTCCGACACCAGGGTCGCGACCGAGGTCGGCTCGCAAATGTTGGCGGTATAGACGCTGCCGAGAAACGACGCGGTCTCGGCCTGCCATTCGGACAGCGCGCAGTAGGCCGCATCGACCTCCGCATAGTTCACCAGCAGATCGTAGATGATGTCCGCGACATCCTCGCCTGCGTAGCGCAGCACCAGCTGCGCGCGGTCCTGCGCTTTGTGTTCGCTGGCTGTACTGCCGAACAACGACCGCGCGATCGTCAACACATCGCCGGCGCGAGTGAATGAAACCACCTCGTTGCCGCCGATTGCAAGAAAGCCGGAGGCGGGATATTCCGCGTCTCCGATGCCGGAGGGCAGCAGCTGCGCGCTGGTCGCCGAAATCGTGATGTCAGCCGCAAGAAACCCATTGGAAAGCGCCGGCGCCTGCGCGCGGTCGCCGTCCGCAAGCTTCAGGATGTCCTTTGCGAGGATGGTGTATTTGCCGTCGGGCGTCGGTCCGTCGAAGCTATCGATGATGAAGTGCCGGGTCTCCATGTCCGCGAGCGCGTCTCCCGCAAGCCCGGATATCCAGCGCATCGCCCGGCCGCGCAGAAACGGCTGGCGCGCCCGAAACTTTCCCCAAAAGGTGCCCCGCTTGAACGGAACGTAAGAGCGCTCAGCGCGGTACTTGTCGAAGCCGTCCCCGGTATCCGAATGCGGCGCGTCGCGGAAGGTCACAGACAGCGTGGCGCGGGTGCCAAGATCACGGCCGAGCGAAACCGTCGCCGGCGTGAACTGGATATCGTCATGGGAACGGATCAGCGGCAGCGCGTCGATTTCGCGCGGAAGATAATCGGTATCGACCGCAAAACGCAGCGTCACCAAGGTTTCAACGAAGTGTTCTGGATCCTGACAGGTCTTGGGCGAATTAAAGCATTTGATCGGGCCCGTCGCCGGGATCGATGCCGTACAAGGTGCTGCACCATAGGTGTTGGCGCAGAACGGAATGTCGATCTCGACATAGGCAAGCGCAAGCCGTTCGATCATGCGATGCCAGCCACGTCCACCTGAAACGCGATGCGGTTGCTCGGTGCCACGGGCACCGGCATCGGATTGCCGGTCAGCCAGCAATAGCCGACCTCGAGCGGATAACTTGCCGGCCGCCAGGCGAAGAAGAACGGCGTATCGCGCCCCGCGGCGGCAAGGAATGCGAGCATCTGCGACCGCAACCAGGATGGCGTAATCAACTGCAGCGGGATCGAGGTTTCGCGCCATTCCCCGGTCACGATCCGGCCCAAGAAGTTGCCGGTCTCACTCATGCCCGAGATGACATTGGAGCGTCGCCCATGCGGCAATGGCGTGTGACCGACATAGATGCGGCGTTCGACCACCAGCAGCTTGCCTGCATAGACCACGGCGGCGCGGGGCGGAATACTGGATACATGCAGATGGATCCTGATCTGCCGATAGGATTGAGGTAGAAAACGCAACAGCAACGGGCTGTCATTCTGCGGCATCACAGCTACTAGCTCGACAAAGCCAAAGCCTTCATCGCCATCGATGGAAACCCCAATTCCGGCGCTGCCAAAATTGTGCCGGGCGATCCCGACATAGTCGACCGGCTCAACATCCGTGAGCGGGATGGTGATAAGTTCATCCGTATGCGTGGCGGTCCCGCGCCATTCCAGATGTGTCGCCGGGTTGGCAAGGTTAGAAACCGGAAAAGACGCGGCACTCGTGCTGGAGATAATGTTGCCAAGCGTGACGATGTTTTTCCAGCCGATCAGCGGGCATTCCGGATCTAGGCCTTCAGGCGATAGGGCGAGATTGGTGGAAATGACCAACATCAGGCGAACTTCAGATTGAGCTTGTGGCTATCGCGCAAACCCTCGTTGAGGAACTCGAACATGTCCCGCATCTGATCGCGGCTCCACATGAAGCCCTGCAGGACGACGGTCTTCACCACGCTCGGCTGCGGCTGCGACTGCGACACGACAGATGGCTGCGCCATCATCATGTCTGGCGCGTTCGATACCCGCGACACGATGCCGCCCGCATCGAAACTCGGCAACCGCAAGGGATTTAGCCTCAACCCCTCGACCGCGCGGACGCCGCCCCAAGCGGCGACGTCGTCCTGACTGAAAACCACCTCGCCAGCATGCACGATGCCCGCCGGCTGGTATTTTCCGCCCGGACCTGTATAGCCGCCATCATCAAACAGCCCGCCGGTTCCTGTAAGAGAAAGACCAGTAGACCCGCTCGACTGACCCATGCCGACCGGACCGCCGCCGGCAAAGCCGATCGCCGTCATGATGAGCTTGAAGATCACCGCCTTGGCGATCATCGCGATGAGATCGGCCACCATCTGGACGGCAAAGGCCTTGAAGGCTGCCCCGGCTTCTTTCGTACCGGTCGCAACCGCTGCTATCGTCGAAGCGAGGCTGTTGAGTGAGTTGGTCGCGAGCTGGTCGACCTGCAGCTGGAAATCCTGCGCCGAGCGCGCAGCTGCGGAGAAAGCGGGGAACTGCACTTTCATCGCGGCCAGCGAAAAGGTATCTAAACTGATCTTGCCGGCGTTGAGAAGATCGACATATTGCTGCAGCAACAGGTTGCGCTGCTGTTGCGGTGCCAGGTTATCTTGTATCAGGTTCGCGGCCTGCAACTGTTGCGCGGCGTTCGCAGCGGCGTCTCCGGCCGCCTTAATCGAGGCTTTAGCATCGGCGTCCAGATTGATGTTACGCGCCTTGGCAATCGCCTGCGCTTCCAGCACGACTTTCAGACGTGCCTGTTCGTCGGCACTCTTGCCGACGGCTGCGGCTTCCGCGGCGACCCCGGCCGTGCGCTTGGCCTGCCCGTCAAGGAAGACCTGCAGCGCATCTCTCGTAACCTCGTTCGCCTTGACGATCGGCGCGGCAGTTTGTGTCCAAGCCAACCCGTACCGCTGAACCTCAGCCGACAACATCTTGACCTTGAACGCTTCGGAATCCCAAGAAGACGCACCGGAATCCGCCCAGAGATTCGCAATCGTTACCTTAAGAGCGTCCAGAACCTCCTTGGTCTTTTGTCCTTCAGCTATGTACGCATCCCACTCAGGACCGCTGTTGAATAACGGTGCCGATGCCCATTTATGAAACGCTGCGACTTCTGCGGCTAACCTGGAAATGATGACAGTCGCCTGTAATGCGACCGATACAACACCTTTGATGACCGTGGCCAGTCCGTCGGCCGCCGTATTCATCAAATTCGAATCTTCCTTCGCGCTTAACATCGCTGAAGAAAACTGCTCGAACGTCGGAAGTAGGTGGGCTGCGATTGTCACGGCCAAGCCCTGCTTGATCGCATCCATCCGCTTCAGGTTTTCGTTCATCGACTGAACGGCGAATTTCGTATCTCCGTCGAGCACAAGGCCGTACTTTTGTGCCTCATCGCCAAGTGCTGCCAGCCCATCGCGGCCGCGATTGAGCATCGGGATCAGTTCGGCACCCTTCTCGCCGAATATCGTCTGAGCTAACGTCGCCTTTGCCGCACCGTCCTTGTAGCCGGCGAACTTGTCGGCAATTTCCGCAAGCATCGTGCTGGACGTCTTCAGCGTCCCGTCACTATCCTTGACGGCAAGCCCCATCTTGTCGAAGGCAACACTGACCGGCGTGACCGCACCGGACGCCACGGACACCATATTTTCCGACAGCTTGGTCAACGAGACAGAAAGATTTTCTAAGGCAACTCCGGAAAACTCCGCCCCGTACCGAAGCTTCGTAAAATCGTCGACGGCCATGCCTGCAACGGATGCGCCCTTGGCGCTCTTGGCGACGTCGTCCAGGCCGTTCTTGATCGTTGAGACGACCTTCTCGATCGTCCCGGAGATTGCCTTTTCCAGGCCGATGCCGCCGGCGATCGATGTAACGTTCTTCGCAAAGCTCGCAACCGACGCCTGCGCGCCCTTCAGCACCTTGTCGAGTGCTGACGCGTCGCCGCCCAGGATAACCTGAAGCGCGCCTATGACCGCGGCATTTGAAGCCATTGCTCAGTGAATCCTTTGGCCGGCCGCCATCACCGAGAAGATGGCCCATTGCTGATCCGGTGATTGCGGCTCGTGCCGCGCACCCGGCTCGGTTTCGATGAGGCGTTCAAGATCGGGAAGTTTGCGGGAGCGCGTTAGCGCCGCGACATGCCAGGCGAGCGACATCCGCTCGTTGCGTTCACGTTTCAGCTGCTGTGCCCGGCCTTGAAAGATCAACTCAACCAGGTGCGGCGTCTTATCCCAGAACGCGTCCGGATCGAGCCCGGCGGAGCACCAATCTACGAAGAGAGCTTGCCAGCTCGGCGGCGCTGACGACGGTTCGGCGCTTGCGGAGGGCCCCGCGTGCCACTCGCCTCCGTCGGGCCATAAGCCGCGTTCAATGCCTCGTTGAACTTGTTTAGAACCGCGATCGTGCCGCCGGCTTCCGTGATGAGTTCGCCGGCTTCCTTTACCGAGATGTTCGGCTGATGCTCAATCAGGCCCGCGTACAGAATGTCGCGCACCATGCTCATCTTGATGCCGGCGACGCCGACTTCCTTCATGTGCTCGCCGATCTGCATCAGGGTCTTGCCGGTCCGATCCTCGAGCTCGCAGATCGCGTTGATGGAAAAGCAGAGCTTGAACGTTCGCTCCTCGCCCTTTGCGCCAACCGTGAATTCAACGACGCCATTTAACGAATTTGCCATGGTCTCACCTTTTGAAAACCGAGAAAAGAAATGCCAGACGGATCAAGCCGCGACTGCGGCGGTCGCCGGCGACGTGGCAGTTGCCGAGCCGGCGGAATTCGTTGCCGTGACGGCAACGGTGATCGCATGCGTGGCGTCGCCGGAAACCGGCTGGTAGGTCCGCGCGACCGCGCCCGATATATTGGTGCCGTCCTTTTTCCACTGATAGGCGAAGGAGGTAGGCTCGTTGAGCCAGCTGCCCTCGTAAGCCGTGAGCGTAACGCCGACCTGGGCGGTGCCGGAGATCGCGGGCGAAATGCTGTTGCTGGGCACAGACGCGGCGACCATGCTGATCACACCGCTTATCTTCAGCTTGACGTCCATCAACATCTTGTCGTCCATCGGGGAATCCGGCTCAAGACCGGTGATGAACGCGCTGTACTGCGCATAGGCGCCGCTCGGAAAGACCGATCGGCAGGTCTTCAAGACGCGGAGCGCGGACATCAGCAGCGATTCCGCGGCTCCCGCCGGCACATAGAGGATTTTAATCGAAGCTTCGCCTGAATCGACCAGCCCGGCGATAAACTCGCGCGTCGCGCTGTCGCTCTGCTCGTGGCTGACATCGACGGAATCAACCGAGATGCCGTAAGGCTTGACCGAAGTCTGCTGGCCGATGGTCGTGTAAACGTCCGGACCTGTCGAGGTCAGGAACTTGAACAGCGTGCCAAAGCCGATTGCGCCCTGCGATGCGGACATCGTGGTTTCTCCGTTGATGAGAGGATGAAAAAGGTCAGAACTCAGGTCGCGACGTCAGGCGCGCCTTCGGCTACATGATAGGTGGCGAGATATTGTAAGCCGATTTTTCCGATGTGCTTTTCGCCATCGGCTTCGACGATCACCTGCTGGCCGCTGTACTGCAGGTTCCAAATTAGTCCGTCAAAAACCTTGCCCGTGCCGTAATCGATCAGCGACGCCATCGCCGTCTCGACCTCAAGTGCGATCTGATCGAGTAGATCATCTGGCGGCGCGCTGCTACTGACGCGACCCTCAACGATCAAATCGAGCTGGCGCTCATGCTCTGGCGGAGCCCCGCGAACCTCTCGCTTAGATGTCTCCGTCCGGGTATAGACCAGCAACGTCGGCTCGTGGTTCTTGCCCAAGGGTCGCGTGCGACCGATGTAGACCCGGTCTGCAGTCATTGGCAGGCCCGCCAGAGCTGCTGCGACGGCGTCACGGATTTGCTTTCGCATATGCAGCATGTCAGCTCGACTTCAGCAACTGTTTGGCGGCGCGCGGGCTGACATATTTTTCGAAACCAGCCTGTGCGTTGACCAGCAAACGCGCATCGAAGACCGTTCGCGCGATGTCGTGAAACGGAAACCGCTTGCGGTATTTCGGCGGCGTGACGAAGAGCAGAACCGGAACGATGTCCTTCAGCCCTGCCCGAAAATAGATACCAGGCTGAACCGCTCGCATCGCCGGCCCGCTGCCGTCTGGCCGCAACAGGAAGTAGCGTCCGACGCCACGCTTCTTTGCCCGCTTCAGCGTTTTTTTGGTCGCATTGGCCGTGTAGCCGCTCCACTGCTCGGCGACGCCAACCTGCGACAGTATCTGTTCAATCAAAGAGCCTGGGATGTTACCGAACGCATCCAGCTTGACGCCTTTGCCGGGTACTACGAATTCGCCAGCCTTCATTAGTCCACCGCGGATCAGCCGCAGCTCATGCGACTTGTGCGCGCGGTCGCCGCCTTCGACTTCCGGACCGAGGTAGCGCCAGGCGGGCGTGCCGCCCTCGTCCTTGAAGAACACCTGCGCCTGCAGATCAGTCTTGGTCGCAGACTTCACTTTCAGCGAATTCAGCGTGTAACCGGTCGGCCGATCGAACACTTCGGCCATCGAGGCTTTCTGCGCCGCCACAATATCCTTTGCCGTCATTGTAAGTGCGTAGGCCGTGATGAACGGCGCGTCCTTATCGCTAAGGTCCGCGAAGGCCTTCAGCACGTCGGATGGATCGCATTTGAAGAAATCGGCCATATCATTCGGCCGCCAGATTACAGCGGATCATGCCCTTGCCGTCCGGCAGGATAGGCGTGGACACTTTCATAACCCTGCCATTTTGAACTCTACGCGCCACATCGCCCTCGAGCGGTTCAGGGACGTCGGCGGCGCGAACGTGGAGTGTCGTTTGCGCAGCATCGCTGTCAGCGCCCGTCATCGCCACATCAAGCGATCCCTCATGCCAGATCGCATTGATGGTCCCGTTCGCGCCGACTGGAACTCCGGTTGCCAAGGGCGTGTAGACGACGGCCTCGCCGAACACCGACGGGTCGGTGAAGATTTCGGCAAGGCCGTCGAAGATGGCGGTCATCAGCTGTGACGCGTCAGGCCGGAATCTTTTCTGACGCCGCCTTGTCACCGTCGTCGGCGACTTCGCGTGTCTTCTGCTTCGCAGCCTTGTTGGAGATCAACTGCTGAGCCTCCTCGGCGCTGACGCCCAGTTCCTCGGTATCGAATTCATGTCCCGGCGCGACGACGATGTCTTGATATTTCGCCTTGGACTTCGGGTTGCGGGGATCAGCTGCGCGGATTTCCTTGCGGCCGTGAACGGTGCCGATCGCGATCATCTTCATGGTGAAGCTTCCTTCGTTGAAAAATGGCCTGTACCCTTTACAAACGAAAATGCCCGGGACCGGCCCGGGCATTCGAGCGTGTTTTAGTTCTCGAACCCGGCTCTTACTGTACCTTGGCGGCCAGACAGGCGTTGACGCGGTACGGCACCACGAGCGGAGCCGACTGCAGCATCAGCATGCGCGCTGCGGGATCCTCGACGGTCCACGACTTCTGGAAATAATCCAGCGCCTGGAAACCGGCCTTTTCGTCCTTGATCTGGCCGTAGTGCCTAACACCTTCGATCTGGCCTACCATCAGCAGATAGTCGTCCGGCAGGAACGGCTGAGTTGCGCCAGCGTCGTCGGTATACTGATCGTGATAGATGGTCACGTTGTAGTCGCCGACCTTGCCCTTCTCGGTATAGCCGAGCTTCTGAGCATCGGGGCCAACGTCGACTTGCGTGCGTTCGGACAGATTGAGCAGGCGGCTGAGCAGGTCCTTGACGTCGTCATTCGAACGGAACGAATTCCAGACGTTCTGGGCCATCACGACATCCACCGCGTTGGCGCCGGACTTGTCACGGATCAGACCCGCCCAAGTTTCAAGATTGCCCAACGGATCGGGTGCGCTGTCGTTCCAGCGTGCCGTGCTCAGCAGTGTGACTGCAAGTGCCGCGTCGCGTCCGAAATCAACAACGGTCGTCGGATAGCCCTCGCCGCTGACCGTAACCGCTCCGGTGCGAAGCACCTGTGCGGCCATCCATTCTTGACGGCGCTCCAGCATACCGATTTGATCGTCCGATGAAGCCGCCAGATTGAGCTGGCGGACCTGCATTGCATCGAGCGGCCCGGCAATCGGCTGGCCGGCCTTTCGACGCACCGGCTTGCCATCCTCGAATACGCGCTTGTCCTTGACATAGGCCGGCTTGAAGCTCGAGGTGGTATAGCCCTGCTCGCGGACGATCTTGCCTTCAACCAGCGGCGAGCAGAACGGCGCCAGGCGCGGTTTGCCGGTCAGCACGTCGAAGAAGACCTCCTCCTGATTGGAGATCGAGACTTCGTTGAAATAACGGCCGAGAAGAAACGGCGGGCGGCGAACCGCCTTCAAGTCCTGAACGACGCGGTTCAGCACCGCGGGTGTGTAGATGTCCATGGTGGCGGTCCTTGTGGATTGATCGGTTGAAGATGGGGATAGGCGATGGAAGAAAGCGGCGCGCGCCGGGGACAACCCGACGCGCGTTTTCGCGCGTCAGGCGATCGACGCCTGCAGATAGATGCCGACGTCGCGCAACGGTTCGCGGCAGGTCGCCGCGGTGTGCCCGGCGCCGTAGGTCAGTGCGTTTTCGTCGACGGTTGCTGCGAAATACGCCACGGTCACCTTGTCCGCGAGCGTCGCATCGCAGTCCTCCGCCAGGATCACGGCCGGCACGGCCGAACCATCGACCGCCGCAGCGACCGACAGCTTATATTTCCCGGACCCTGCTGCGACCGTGATGTCGAAACCGTCGCCGACGATGAAGTCAGTCCCGACGTCGGCAACCGCGAACTTGATGTCGTTATCGAACGCACCGGCCCCTGCGGCCATCACGACTTCGCCGAGTTGGAAGCCATCCGGATCGGTCACACGGATGGTGCCGTTGTTGGTCGCCGCGGCCGTAAACCGCACCTGGTAAACGCCCGATTTGGCGCCGGCCCTGACCGGAGTCGTGACATCCATGGTCAGCGTTCCGCCACCGGTATTGCCGCCGGATTTTGCGGCGGAGGTCGCAGCTCCGACGTTGATCTTGCCGAGCACGGCACCGCGCAGACGGCTTTCGCCGGACAGCAGCGTGATGTTTCGCGAAACAGGTTCGCGGGTCCCGACCAGCAGCGCTGGAACGTTCGAAAGTGTGTCGACGTTGCCAAACGACGCCACCATGCCGAGCATCGTGAGGCCGGAACCTCCGGCCAACAGAACGTTCTGGGTATGAGACGGCTCGCCCATCAAGGCGATACCGGCGAGCATCGCGACGCAAAGCGCCGCGCAAACAATGCGCTTCATGATTTTCTCCAAGGGGTTTTCGGGATGTTGGCGGGGTAGTCGCCTTTTTGCGGCGCATTCTCCAGAGCCTGCGCAAATTTGCGCAGGCTCGTGTTTTTTCAGTTCGCGGCTGCCGGAGCCTTGCCGCGGTACGCCGTGACAATCGAGGACGCCATCGACGCAGCCTGCGCATCTTCGGATTGATCGCCTGAGGCATCGGCGCCGACCTTGGGATTTTTGACGCCTGCCATCGCGGCGGCGAGCGGATTGGCCGGGCCCGCGCTTTCCGTCGGAGCCTTGCCAAGCGCCGCCTTGGCGTCGTCGGCGCTCATCGCCGTATCGAAGGCGAAGTGCTTGGCGAGATCGCTGCGGCCCTTGGCTTCATCGCTGCCCAGGATGGCGCCGATCCGCGCACGCTCGGCGGTCGCACCTTCCTTGGCGCCTTCGACTTTGCCTTCGGCCTTGCCGGAGGCATGGGCTTCGATCTTGGCGGCTTCGATCGTCGCAAGCGCGGTTGCAGCCGCTCCGGCCGCGGGAACTGATCCATTCATTTCATCTTCTCCTTGATCATCGTCCGCTTCGGACGGGTTGGCGCTGAACGCAGCGATTGCATCATCGAGCGGGGCGATTGAATCCGCTAGCCCGTTTCCAACCGCCTCAACGGCTGTGAAATCCAGAGCCTCGGTTGCGCGCACGGCCTTTTCGTCCATTGCGCGATTGCGGGCTACATTCTTGACAAAGATGTCGTACAGCGCATCGATCCGGGTCTGGATGCGCGCCTGCACTTCGGCAGGAAGAGGCTCATAGGCGTTGCCATCGACCTTGTGCTTGCCGGCGAAGATGAAGGTGACCTTGACGCCCATCTGGTCCATGGCACCGGAGACATCGACGTGCGCGGTCACGACGCCGATCGATCCGACGCCGCCGGTCCGCGAAACTGCGATGCGGCTCGCAGCCGACGCCACGGCATAGCCGGCAGAAAACGCATATTCATGCGCGAACGCCGCGATCGGCTTTTGTGATCGCGCGGCGTAGATTTTGTCGACCAGTTCGAAACAGCCTGCGACTTCGCCGCCGTAACTGTCGACGATCAGAGCGATCGCACGCACCATCGGGTCGGCAAGCCCACGCTCCAGAGCGCGTGCGATGTAGATGTACCCCGTGGCCCAGGAGCCGAACGACCAGGCGAAGTCGTGCAGAAGACAGCCCTTGACCGGGATCTGCAGAATGCCGTCGCGCACCACGTAGGGACGATACGCCGCGCGCCAGTCGTCCGCCGCGGGCCAATAGCCGTCATCAGCAGCCACGGCCGATAACAGCTCAGACGCACGCTCATGGCTTGCCACGGCGACAAGCGCCGACTGAAACCGCTCGCGCATAGTCGGCGCCAGTAACGCCGGCACACCAAGGAAACGGGCCAACAGGGGATTGGTCATGCGGCTTGTGCTCCCTGATCCTGCGCCTGCGATCCCGAAGTCTCGCCATCGGACGAATGCACGGTCACGATCTGGCCGTTGCCTTTGCGGGACATCGATCCCGCCGGCAGGCCGTATTGCTTTTCGAGTTCGAGTTCGTGCGCCATCTCTCTCGCGCGCTGCTCGCGGATGTCGCGGGCGTCCTTGCCCTGTTCGGCGGCTTCGTCCTCTTCGCTGGACAGATTGT